CGAAGTCGCAATTGAAGATATGTTGGAGAAAACCTCACTAAAGCGAGCTCCTTGGTATTTGGTTCCCGCGAACGATAAGCCGTACGGCCGTGTCGCCGTGTTTACGATAATGATCGATATTCTAGGGAAGGGACTGTCCTTGAAGCCGCGTCCCCTGGATCCCAAAGTTGCAGAGATGGCGAAGCAATTATTCGACCTTGCATAAATGATGCTGTGGACGGCTCCTCCAACGGCACGTTAGTGCCATAGACGTGTGTCGTCACCCAAATAGCGCGGTCCGGCACTCCCGACGCTCCGACAACATCGTGCGTGCGGCGTTCGTCAGCGTCGGTAGGCCGGGCCGCATCGGTAGTCCTGCTCGCGTTTTTTGCTCGTCATGGCGGTCCACTACTACCAACAGGCCCCCAATGCTCAGACCGAAGCCAGTCGGATGTTGGGGGCGTGTATACATCGCCGGGCTCGAGGACGCCCTCTTTGCAAATGGCCCATGGCGAAACGAGCGGCACGTGTTGCTCGGTCAGTGCGGCCTTGCGCGCCGCAGCGGCGGCACCGGCAGCGGCATTGATGAGATCGTCGTGGCCATGGCTTGGGTGTGTGATCTCGTCCCGACCGCTGCGCTTAACGCTACGCTCGAGCGTGCAGGTTTGATTAACAAGCCGATCGATGCGCGGCAGGGTGATGCGTTTAGAATTGAGCAGCGGCAGCAGCGGATCGCGGTACAGCTCCGATTTGTGCTGCGGCCACAAATCGTAATAAAGCCCAGCCTTGCGCACCAGCTCCTTGGGATATTCGCCGGCATAATTATCGCCCCAGACTTTGCCGGCAATCCGGTATCTCTTGCACAGTGGGACCAAGACGTCGCTGACCGTCGTTGACGGACTAAAGGGCGGAATGACTTCGCGCACCGCATCGATGATGATTTGGTCGCCCTCTTTATGGCTGATGGCGATCGCGTAGGAATCACCGTTCTCAGAGCCCGAAGCGGCATCCAAAAAACAGTAATAGACAACACCATCACGCGGCGGCAGCTCGCGATAATCGCCGACACAGGCCTCGACGACATCACGCGGAATAAAACCTGCTGTATCATCTCGCCACTCGCTCAAGTATTCGGCGCGATTTCTGACCGGATCAGCCTCGAGCTCGCGATCGATCTCGGCTTGCGGCAGCGATGGATTGAGATCGCGGCTGCTGCCATAGGCGACCAAGATGTCGGGCGGACCGTCGGGGCCATAGTGCTTTTTGAAGGCGTCGTACAAAACGCCGTATTTTGAATAGGCCGAGCTCACCATAAGGAGCGGCCCCGCGCTCGTCAGCAGACCTGGGCGCGCCGAACTTAAAATTTCGACATCCGGATTTGCGAAGTCGGTGCTGGTAAACCAGTGTGCGACCTCGTCGGCAATGACCGAGATATAGGTCGGGCCGCGAACCGAAACCCGGTTGCACGGCCGCACTTCGATGTTGATGCGATTGCTGAGTTCGATGGTGTCAGCGGTGCGATTGACGATCAGGCTGCTGAGCACCGGACTGTCGCGCAGAATGCCGTCGATATAATCCAGGGCAATTTTCGCGGCGCGCTGGTCGCGACTAATGAGCAACGCCACGCCGACTTCGCCGCGCGCCAACACGTCGCGGTAATCACAACACGCCGCGATCCAACAATCGAACGTTGATATCGCCAAGGTCTTGCCGGCACGTCTACCAAAAATACAAATCAACTCGCGACACGGACGACCGGGCTCGCGCTCGCGACCGGTGAGACGTTTGAATTCAATGCGCTCCTTGCTAGTCAGCTTCTCGCCAGCCGCGGCAATGAGCAGGACCCGCCAGCCGAACCAGCTTGGCGCCAGCAAAGCACGACCAAGCACTTTCGGATCTGATAGAGCCTTGCGCATTGAAATTTTCGGTTTCATGCCGCGGGCTCCTCGATGACCTCAGCCTCGAGCGTCGGGGGCGCCTTATCAAGCTGACTGAAATAGTCGTCGGGTGTCTGATTGTAATTGCGCATGCGCCGCGGCAGACCGGGCGTCAGCACTTCTAATAATCTACGAAGGGTGTTTGCACTTCTCTGATAAAGATGCAGCTGCGCCGCCGTAGCTTCGTTTTTGACGGCGAACCGTGCTTCCAACCGCTCGCATTCGACAATCAAAACCGACGCACGCCTGAGGATTGCGCGCTCGGACGGGCTCGCATCGCCGGCGAGCTGCTCATTGGTAAATTCGTTGATGAGATCGCGCGCTCGTCGCGCCCATGAACTTCGACCATCGGCAAACAACGCACCGTTCGTTATTCGGCTGCGGGACGAACGCAAGCGACGACGATCCGACACCGAACCTGAAGCAATTTCGCCAGTCGCGCCTGCACCCATTGGTTGGTTCTTTTTGATGTTTTTAATGCACAAAAATCACTGACGATTTGCTGACTGTCAATAATGAACATGCAGAAATGCTGTATTAATAAGGGACTTTTGCAACGGAGTACGAGGATTATAAAACCGCTTATTCAGATAATAGCATAGCAATTTCAATATGTTAGCAAATAAAATTTCCGCTACGCTACAACCACCGATAACACAAATAATCCAATTATACCAATAACTTATGCTTACGCGTTACAGTTGTGCAGAACCCGGATTTTGGTACGTTAAGAATGCCGATTTTAGGAGCTCAACTTTTTTCGCAAAATGGAACTTTGGAACCGCAGGTTGGGGATGGTGAGGGTTTTTTGCTATTTCGGTATTACTCTCTATTACTATTAAATGTCACCCCTGCCATTCTCCCGCGTTGGTTGGGAAATAGGTAAAATCCCCAACCATCCCCAACCTAACCTCAACGCTGAATAAGCTTCCATAGCGGATAACCGCGAACATTTCCGTCCTGTAACAGAGTGAGGCCATTGACGATTTTGCCTTGAACGCCCTTCAACCAGCGTCCCAGAGCAATATTGCTGACTGTTTGCCCGCTACGTGACGCAGCGACGTTGAGCAGTGCGGTGTAGAAGCTTGGGGCATTGACGGCCAGTCCGATCACATCCTGCACTGTGTGCTTGGTATTCACGTTCAAATGTTCCCGCCATTGCATGATCACAGCGATAAGGAGGTCGCGAGAAGGATCGCTGTTGCGAACTTCGACGAGGGTTTCGCAGGGATCGACCTTGCCGAGCCAGATCAGCGGCTCGCGAATACGGTGCGACCATTCTTCGAAGGATCCAAACGGCGATAGCCCGAGCGAACTGCTTGGCACCGCCACGTGCCAAGCGCGCAGCACGGTAAGCGCTGCAGCAACCAGCTCACCGCGCCGGGTCTGCGCGACTTCGACGGCGTTGACACTGAACACCCGCAATTCGGGGCGCTCGCAGCCGGCATCCATCGAACACAACAACACCCGCCGCACCAGATCGCCGCCGATCGACAGATTATTGCCGGTGGCGAACAGCGTGGCGTTGACTGGCGTCTCGATGTTTTTGCTCAGCCCCAGCACCCGGATATTGAGCTGTGGCTGCGTCAATGCCTGGCATAGGAACACGCCCTCGAGCGTACGATCGCAATTATCCAGCGAGATCGCCGTATCGCCAGCGAGTAATGCCGCCCCCAAGCGCTTTTCGAGCTCCTCCTCCGAGCGCCCTTGCGAGATTACCGGCATCGGCCGGCCGGTGGCCAGGATGGCGCAAAGATCAACCAGCAGGCTCTTGCCAGTGCCGGCGGTTGGCGAGGTAAATGCATGCATCGGCGCCGCGATCATCGAGCGCCGGTCGAGGATGGTCAGCAGCGCCGACAGCGCCACCGCGCGATCGGCATCGGCCACGAACGGAAACGTGACGATCAGCCGCTCGAGCTCGCTTAGCGCCGCCAGCGCATCTGCCTTGCTTGGCTGTTGCGGGATCGGCGGGAAGACCTGATTATCTGGTTTGAACAGCAGGCCGCTTTGGTGGTCGTAGCCGGGCGTTTCGCAGATCGAGCCATCAGCGCGTAAAAATGGCGTGTGAATAATTCCGCTCAGCACTGGCAGCTTCCAGCGGCCCTGTCTTGACAGATAGATCTCGGCGACCTTGTCCGGCGCGTCGGTTGTGGTCCACTTCTTTAAGCGCAAATTATATTTTGTGAACTGCGCGGCGCAGGTCAGCGTGTCCACTAAATAGGCCCGTGACAGCGGCACCAGATGCCAGCCCTGGATGTCGCGTTGCTTACTGGCCTTGAATGTCGTCAATACCGGCCGCACCACCAGGCCGCCGCGCTGATAGATCTCGCGGCCGAGCAATTGCAATGCGTCTTCGGCTTCGTCGACGACCCGCGGGATCTCGCCGGATACGATGCGGATCTGCGGCCATGGCGAATTAGGTACCGTGCCGGATCCGACGGCACTGGCCCGGCGTTGGTTCTGCCATTTTCGAAACGATCTTGTGACTTCGGTCAGCAGCCGATTGGAATATTTAAAGCCGATGCCGTTGGGATATTTGGCGAGCTCGTCGGTAATCTGCTCAATGCTCCAGCCGGTGCTGGCCAGGTGCCAAACCACTTCCTGGAATTTCTCGCTGCGATCGCCATTCGGGGCGCCATTCTCGATTAGGTCGCGGTAGTAATCACGCTGCGGCCCAGCGTTATTAAAATCAAAATTTGTGCGACCGTTGCCGCCATCGAACCGCGTCAGCAGGCTATCGAGATAATCATCGATCGGCAGCAGATCTTCGCAGGTGCCTTGCTGCAGGCCACTGATGGTGATGTAACGCGCGGTGTTGCGATAGAGCTCGAGCGCGGCGTTATTATTGCGATTAACTATGAATTTGCGATGCAGCTCGCCGCCCTGTGACCGGCCGATGAAGCGCAGGCCGGCGCCGCTGACCGTGATCTCGCGATAAATTTTAAGGCTATCCGCCTCGTCACAGAGCTGCTGAGCCCAATCGGCCAGCACGCCGGTTTGTGCATCACGTGCGTGATCCAGATCGGCGGCAGCGATGCTGGAACTTTGCAGCATATAGCCGATACCATCGGCGTTGCCGGCCTTAACCGCGGCCACGGCGTCGCTATAGCTGGCCCAGGTTGTTGGATCATTCGAGCGCGCATTATGCTGTGGGTTATGCGCCTGGCGCGGCGGCTTGGTCCATTTTGCCTTGCGCAATTGCCAGGGCCATACCACCCAGCGCGGCTCTGCGGTGAGCGGCTGCAATGCCTTTGGCAGATTACTGAGATCAGCGGCGTAGGTTTGCGGTTTGGCGGGCATGCTTGCCACCTAATTTTACGAAGATTGCCAACAGGTGCTTGGCCTGCTTTGGCGTTGGCTCGCGCCATAGCGTGTTACCGGCCATGTCGTTGATGAAGGTTTGTTCCCAGCTGCTGCGCAATCGCGCGATATTTTGCTGACAAAATAACGCGATCTCATTCCAGCGCGGCTGGCCTTCGGCGTCATAGAATTCCGGCGGTGCCTGCTGCTTGCGGATCTCTTCTTTGCGGCCCTTCTCGACGCCTTTGGCAAAGATGATCTCGGCGTCGGCGTCGCTATATTTGCGCTCTTCGATCTCGCCCTGATGGTTCTCGATCACGATGGCGATATCGTTGAAGGTCAGTCGCTCTGCCTGCAAAGTGCGCTGCATCATCGTCACGGCGTTGGCGCGCTCGCCCTCGTGTGGTGACGCCAGCAGGCGCAACAGCTTGGCAATTCGCCTGGCGATCGGTTCATTCAGCGCGCTCACGCCAGCACCTATCGCGGTGGCCGCACATCTTGCAGCGCCAATCGGTTGGATCATCAGTGATACGCGGCAACAGCTCGCCGGCCTGCGTTGCTTTGATGACAGCCACGGCCCGATCGCTGGTGCTCTGTGCCAGCTGCGCGTCAAACGGCAGGAGGAAATGAAGCCGAGTGCAATCATCGGCATTCGTGACGCTGAACAGCGCGGGATTAGTGACGTCTAAGTAAGCCTGGTAAATCGCAACCTGCCCGGCATAGGGCGCATAGAGCCCCGCCAGGCCGTCGCGCTCGATCGCTTTCCAGCCCTTGCTCTTTAAGCACTTGTGTTCCCAAACACACGGATAACGCAGCGCCGGCAGCTGTGGTCCGGCAACGAGAATGCCATCAGCGTGACCACGGAATAGACCACCGGCAGTTTCGAATTTGAGTTGCTCGGGCGGCGCGAACTTAAATCCAGCGGCGATTAAGTGTCGACGGGTCCGATCTTCGGAACAATGACCGCGCTCGAAAATATCTAAAGTTTGAACCGGGAATTGCGGATCGCACATCCAATCATATTGCACCTTGCGTAAACACTCAGAGCCGATGCTGGAGGCGCCGAGATACTGTCGATAGTTCTCGCCCGCCGGCTCGGCACATTCGATCAGCTCATTGATCAGCTGATTGATCGGTCGATCTGATAAATTGGAGCGATTGAAATTCAGCACAGAGTTCATGAGATGTGCGCCCCGCCGCCCGGCATGATGAGTTCACACATCGCTTTGAATTCTTCTAACGTGACGTCGTCGATTGCGCCGTAGTACTCGGACACTGATTACAATTCGCGCGCCGAGCCAGCGCCCCAGCTCTTCAATCTGGCGCTCAATCTCATCGTCAACGTCACCTAGAATGTGTGCTTTCTTATCGTCGTACGTGAACGCCGCCATGCCAAAACGATTTTCTACCACTGCCACGAAATCCTTGGCCTGTTTCTGCTCGCAAAACCGGAAGATCGTGTTCATTCGTTGTTACCTGCTTCGCGCACGCTGATGCATCGCATGCCATGTTGCCAAAGCAGCCCCTTCAGCACCCAGCGCAACGATCTGATTGGATCCACATGCGGCAATGGCTCCAGCGTCATCACGAACCTCCCGGCACGAAAGGGATCGGGTTGTTAAGCTCCGCGAGTTCTGATTTCTGCAAGATCTTCTTGCCGGCGCCATGGTCGCGCGCGATTTCGGCCGCGCCAATCAACCGCCACGCCAGCAGCAGAAAATTCATCATGGTGTCTTTCGACCAGGCTTCGAGCGGCTGTGACCAATCAATCGCTGCCTGATCAGCCAGCGTCGGCAAGATCGCTGTGACGACTGCAACGTCACCAGGCGACGGATTGAGCCCGGTCAGGCGCACGGCTTGCTCCTGATCGAGCCCTTCTTCGATCGCTTGCTGGCATCGGGTCTGGATCCAGCCGAAAATTGCCGCGGTGACCAGCCAGCCCCATTGCAGATCAGTGAGCCGGCCGACCGGCGTCATCGGCGGCAGGCCAGAGCTGTTGAGTGCGATCTTGCGCACGGCGGCGATGGCGGCCTCGGTCGCCTTCGCCTGCCATGCGTCTTCTTTTTTCGCGATCTCGTTCACGATCACCGTCCCCATTGCGGCCGCTCGATCGCACCCGCGGGCGGCGTTATTGTTGGCGCTGCTGGTGCCGCACTGTTCGACGCTTTGACGCTGATCTGTTCCGGCTTGTGCTTCTGCCAGTCCACTAAGTTCGGCGTGATGACCTGGAGAATGGTATTTTTGGCCGGATAGATACCCTGTGGCGGCCGCACACCAAGCCGTGCAACAAAACGCAGCTGATCGAAATCAGCCCAGCTCGACGGCTTACGCGCATTTTGCGCAGCTTCACTTTTGTCGTCTGGCTTGATCCCGCGGGCGCTTTCCAAGACCGCTCTAAAGAATTCCCGAGAGATCTTGCCGGCTTCGGCGTGTCCGTCTGTCTTGCCGTGCATCGTGAACAATTGCCAGAGCTTGCGTTTGGCATGGGGTCCATCGACGATGACGAATTCGCAGTCGACCCCTTCGGAATTACGGTCGCCGGCAAGCTTGAGCCAACCATCGTCACTGCCGCCGCCGGGGCGAATCGTCATTTGCAAGACGCAGATCGTGTTCACCGGAATGACGTCAAAGCTGCGTTGCTTGTCATCATCATTAAAGTCAAAGTTGGTTGTTTTAGTCGCTGTATCAGTCATGGATTTCTCCTTTCGGTTTTGGATCATGCTGATTGGTAAGTTTGTGGAGTAGTTTGCCGAGATCCGGCTCTTCAATCTGATTAAGACGTCCGCTGCGATCTTTCGCCGGATAGCCCCACGGATTTGGATTGGTGCAGACGAAGCCGCGGATCGGTGGTTGGCCGTCGCCAAAATCAAGAAACTGATAAGTGATGATCTCGTCGATGATGCCGGGCAGCTCGCGCGAGGTCTTGCTACCTTCGGCCTGCAGCTGCCACTCGACATGCTTAAGCTCGTCGACGACGCGCTCAAGGATCCCGACAAAGATCACGTTCTTGGTGCGCGCGTGCTGCAGCTGGTTAAGCCACAGGATCATTTCCCTTCCATGCAGGCCGTAGCAGCCTCTTAGATCCTTGCGGCCGGTGCGCTCGGAGACGGCTTCCGGCTGCTGCTCGGCCCAACGAAATGACAGGCGAGAAATCTGCGTCAGGCTATCGACGAAAATGTTCTGATACTGATCCAGATTTTCGAGATAGCCGCCGACGGCTTCGAAATGCGCTGGCGAATAGCAGGCTGTCGGAGGAAATGATTTATTCGCTCCGCCGACTTTGCACGCCACATCACGCAAATCCGGCCAATTATCGATGCGTAGTGTTGGCGCCGGCCAATCAAGGATGGACAGATCGCCGGCCTCGCAATCGATGAATAATGTTCGCGCCGGGTCCAGCGTGCGTGCTTGCCAGGTCTTGCCGATGCCGGTTGGTCCCTGCAGCAAGACCTTGGCGCCGCGGATTTCGCGCAATCGTTCATCGGCACTGATGATCTGCATGACGCGCTACCCTTTGATCTGAGTGAGCAACAACCGCGCCGCCGCAGTTTGCTGATCGGCCAGGGCTCGCACCCCGCCGGTGGCAAATGCCGCGACCGCTTTCAGCAAATCCGCCAGCCGCTGTGCCGCAGTCATGTCGAATTTGCAGTGCGCGCCACCGGTAATGCGGGCGATCTCGGCATAGATCTCGGCGATGTGCGGATCGTCGCCTTCCTGAAACATGAAAACCGGTACGGCGCCGAGTTCACGCGCTGCGGCATACAGATCGGTCGGGACTTCTTCACAGGCGTCTGAAACAATGATCAGCGCATTGATCTGGTCGTGCGCATTCTCACGCTGGGCGTGCGCTAACACTTTGGCGATTTGCGTGTGACCACTGGCACAGACCACACCGGTCATTACAGCGGCGAGCGACTGGGCGTCGGATTTCCAACCCGAGGCGACGCATTCGCCATAGCCGCGATAATAAACCAGCTCGACATCAAGCGCGCCGATCGTGGCAACGGTTTCGAACATCTGCGCCTGCAGATGCGAGGCCGTGTCCCATGTCCTTTCACGGCTTGCGGTCGCATCAATGGCGAGAATGATCCGGCCGTGGTGCGGATTGACGCGCGAGAAGAAAGCCTCGAGATGCGAGCGGCCAGCGGTGGCGGGTGCGGTTGTCATTTCGCCCTCCCAGCCATTTTTCTATGAGCGCTACACAGCCCATTGCGATGCAGGGCAAGCCAAGGTTCGGGGTCTTGTTGAACGCGACCAAGCGGGACCGGGCAGGGTTTCCGGGCTTTCGTTATTGCGCCGCAAAGCGGCGTGCCATCAGTGAAAATCCACTCGCGGTACTGCTCACGCGTCAGACCGAAGTAATCTGCCGCCCATAAGTCGGGATCAGCGTCATACGCGGCTCTCTCTTTGTCGTTCCATGGTCCCGACAAGGGCGCCCCTATACAGCCCCCCGGAACCAAAAGGCCGACGTCATAATCTTCGATGCACTCGTCCCAACATGACGGACGGTTTAGCTGCTTGGGGTTGAACCGTTCTTCCTCGCTAGGAAACTGGATGACGTTACCCATGGCTTCCCTCCAAAAAATTGGCCGACCGGCGTTGGCGCCGATCGGCCGGGTTAGCTCAGGTAGTTACGGGCACGGCCGTCTTGGCGTCTTCAACGAGGTCTTCGAATTCGCCGACCTTGTCCCTGATGTCCTCGAATTGCTGTTGCAGCTCGTCGCGCAGATCGCACAGTCTGCTCAGATCCCACCAGATCTCGTCGAGCCGGTCACACAGCGACTTGATTTTGCTTTCGAGGGTTGACGTCTTTTGAGCTTCAGGACTAAAAGCGGGCATAGGACATTCTCCTTTTGCCTGTTCGAGCCCCGGCGCCTTGCTCTCCAAAGTGCGGCGCCGGGTTCTCGTATTCGTCGCTCTCAATGGCCGTCACAGCGCCGAGCGACATGCGCCGGACGAATTCAAGCTGTCTTGGTTCGGGGTTGAACAAGGCTGCGACGCAGCCAGGCGCGCGCTTCTTCGATGGAATAAAGGACGCCGCCAGGACCTTTAACGTACGGCGGACCCGCGCCACGCCGGCGCCACGCGCGCAAGGTCTGGATGGAAACGTCGAACTCTCGCGCTACCTGATTTTCGTCCGCGTAACCCTCGAGAATGAGGCCACGTGTCTCGCTCATATTCATCCACCTCAAAAACGTTGGTGGATGCTCAATTACACGCGAAAACGCTCAAACGCATTCTCGCAATTTCGCGGCGAGAATTATTTTTAGGCGAGAATTATCGGCGAGATTTCTCGCGCGATCTTCCGGACATTCCGGAATTCTCGCGGCGAGAATTCAATCGGTCTGCGAGATTGGCGGCGGGGTTCTACGAGCCCGGCGTGCCCCGGGTTTTTTCCAGTCTTTAGGAGCGTGATCTTTCCGCGCCTGTCGAACGTAGTCACGCAACTTTATGACGCTCGGAAACTGCAGCTTAGCTGCAGCTATTTCTTCGGGCTCGGTTGGGGGCTTATCGGAAGAAGACTGCTTCGGAATCCATTCGTCCCGATACCAGCGCCCGATATCTCGCTGGATTTCCTCGCTGGATCTTGGCTCTGGAATGGCAGGCGAAGTCTGAGGATCAACAATGGGGCGATGCGTCGCCATTGAAGACGGCTCCTGGCTCGTGCCCGGCAGCAGATCACTAAAAACGTTGAGCCAGGCCGCACGACGGAGCTGCAGCCGGAAGGGCCTTGGAGTGTATTTTCGTCGCCTGTCATCGAACCACAGCGCGACCATCACGCCAAATGGCCAGCTGAATTCTGGTTTGCCGGCCTCAAAACGCTCATGCCATGCCCGAAAATCAGTCCCGTCGCGATCCTGCAGGATACCCTCTTCAAGCGCACGGCAAAGTCTGAATTCCACGATGGCCATGTCGGGTGACGGGCCAAGCAGTGCCAAAAGCTCATTGAGGTAAAGCCATTCCGGTTCGAATGGCATCACGCGCCGCGGAGCTTGCGGATCTTGCTCCCCTTCCCTGCCCCGGCAATCACGCTGCCAATCTTGTCGGCCGCTTCGCGCAAAGGATCATCGGCCAGATGCGCGTATCTTTGAGTCGTGCGGCTTTGAGTATGGCCGAGCAATCGACCAATAATTTGCAGTGAGAGTCCGCCCCCTGCCCCAACGCTCGCGAACGTATGGCGAAGATCGTATGGCCGGGCGTCAGTCAGTCCGACCGGCAGCACCACGCCACGGCGAGCCGCTTCGGCGCGGCATTCCTCGACCGTCACATCGCGATCGATAGTGGCACGTAAGTCGGCAACGACAGCGGCGATTTCCGGACTGCTCGACGAGGCCCACAGCGCCACGGTGGCCCGATCGCGCGCCGCATACCATACGGTGTGAATCTGTTTCAGCGGCGCGTTAGGACGGTTCTGTCCGGGAAAAACCCAAGGACTCTTACTCTTGATAGCGTCGCGCTTGACTCGCAGCTTGGCCAAGAGTTCGAGCGCCGCCGGATTGAGTGGCGTCTTGGAAACTTTGCGCTGCTTGGTGTGCGCCGATAGCTTGACCCAAAACCCCGGCTCGGCGTCGAAGCTCTCCCACCGTGCCGTCATGCCCTCATGAGGTCGGGCACCAGTGAGTGCAAGGAACTTAATGCAGTCGGCGGCGGAACCGGGCGCGTCCGAGGCGTTGAGCGCGTCGCTTAAGGCGGCGAGCTCGGCGGTGGAAAGAAAACGCTCCTTCGCTTCCTCGTGATTGCGCGCCACGCCTTTGCACGGATTGCCCTGCGCCTGATCGCGCCAGGGTTTGGTTTCGCCGGCGGCGGGTTTGAGCGCCAGCGAAAACGCCTTCGAACAAATCGCGAGAATACGATTGGCACGGACCGGCCGACCGCTGGCGGTGATCTCCCGGTGCATGGCCTGAATATCGCCGAAGTGGATTTCAGCGACTTTCCGGGCGTAGCCGAGCTTGTCGCCGATCTCGGCCAGCATCTTCTTTTCATCGTTGTAGCGGCCGCCCTTGGTTGCCTTGGTCGGCAGGTGATCGGCGATATAGCGGTCGATCAGATCCTTGACGGTGGGCGCCCCGCGCCGCTCGCGCTTGTTCTCGGCTGGATCCTCGCCGCGATCGACCCGCTTGCGCAGCTTCTTGGCCTCGATGCGCGCCGCCTCAAGCGACCAGGCCGAGCGATCGCCGATCGTGTAGCGGCGCTCGACCCCGTCGATTCGGTAATTAAAGAAGAAAGCCCGAGCGCCCCGCTTGTGCTTTTTTGTGGGGGCGTAAATCCGAACGCCGAAGCCCTTAACCTCGTCGTCCCACAGGGTTGTGGCACCCGTAACCGGCGCCGGCTCGGCGTCAATTTTTCGGGTAATCAGTTTATCCGGCATAAAAATCCTCGTCAGTGATTCGTCAGTGTTATGTATGGACACTTTTGAGCAAAAGCTAGCGCAAAAAACCGTTTATGCGCACAAATTATCAGTGATTGACGGGGCTTTTTCAGCCACGTTGGAAAAACCTCGTCAGTGTCAAAGACTTAGATTTTGGTCGCTGGTGGGTCTGCAAAACCGTTTACCCCGGTTCAATTCCGGGCGTGGCCTCCAATATTTAGTGGAATCATCTACATCCGAGTCAGCA